CTTGAATCTCCAGTTCTTCTTCGGTCAAATCGCTAGTAACCGTTTCTTGGGCTTTTTCAGGCGTTTTGACACGTTCTGGCGCAGTTTTCGTGTCAGATGCCTTGCCGCCTTTAAGGAGCTGGTAAAGGCTCTTATCCTTGCATCCGTGGATGATGAGGGCTTTGGAGGACACGAAGCCTCCGCGATTGCGGACTTGACGCTCAATCGGGACAGCCTCGCATTCAAAACCGCCGTCAACAGCGCGGTATTTGTGGGTATTCCACTGGTCGGCAATAAGGTCTGTATTTGCCCATCCTGCCATGCGTTGTTCCCCACGGAGATACACGTCAAATGGCAACGCTGGGTTGCCAACCTGCTTACCAAGGTCAATCACCAAGGAGCGGATGCCATTGTTCAGATCGGTCATGTTAGGCGGATAAACACCGACTCCCATCATCATTTCTTCGCCCGTCTCAAGCTCAAGCTGACCATTGATAATCATGGGCAACTGGACGATGTTACCAAAGTAAGTTGAGCCAGAAGCACGGTAAGCATTTTGCAGCCGATTCGCCCAATCTTTGCAAGTCGGGGCAGCATCAGCCTCAAGGTAAATCCAAGGCTGCTCATTCTTCAGCCGAGCCAGATTCATCACCGCATGGTAGAAGCAAATGTTCTGGTTCACCACGGAGTTAGGGTCAGTCAAATCTGTGGTAACTTGAGCAATGTCCACCTTGCCAAAAGTGTTCAGCAGACGGTCATATTCCTCTTGGGCGACCTTTTTTACGTTTGGAGCGTAAATAATGGTGGCCGTGTGGTCAAGGAGTCCGCCAAACTGGATGAGTAGATCGTTGCGGAGCTTGAAGCGTTCAGAATCGTGGGTGGTGACAGGTAAAACAATGTTCATGTAGTGGGATGCCCAGCGTTGAGCATAGCAAGCCTAAACTTAGCGTAGGAACTGTCAAGATGACTTTTATCAAAGAACTCAGGAACCCGTTCAGCGTTGAACTCCATGAGTAGCTGCTTGGCCTCGGCATTGCTTAGTTCGGGTTTTTGCTGCCGAATCATCGAAATGGCTGCATTGGGGTGCATCAAGTTTTTGGGCAAACCGTGATACTGCCAACCACCGGGAGGCGTTTCCAAGCCTTCTGGCATGACTATTTCTGCCTTGATACAGGCTTCACCAGAACCGTCAATGGAAGGCAGCGTCATCGCACCTGTGCCGATGTATTGAGCATTCACACCGGGGTAAATGCAGTCTGGCAACCATAGGCAAGCCTCTTGGATTCGAGGGTGTTTCAAACCTTCCGCAATCGTCATGGACACAGACTGGTTGCCAATGAACAAGCTGCTGCCAGCAATCAGATGGGCCAATTCCAGCATGTCTTTGACCCTGACACGCTCAATCTCCCCAAAGTGGCTGAATGCCTCGTATTCCTCATCCAACCCCACAAAAACAAGGCGTTTGCCGTAATGTTTGACGATCTTAGCCCAAGGGAACTTGTCATTATGGTAACGAGGGCTGCGATTGACCACGATTCTGCCGTGGGGTTTTACGTCAAAAAGCGTCAACCAAGGACGATCAAATCTCGGAATGTCTGCCAAGAATCCAAACATTTTGGCGTGTCGGGCATGGACTTCGGCCAAGTTGGAGAATCCGTCATGCAAACTGCGGTGGCGGAAATCCTCTGAACGCCAATCACATTCGTTTGGCCTTCCGATGCGGACAGCCTTGATGATGGGCTGGCTTTCAAGGAACGGACGGATGAACTTCTCACGGGCTACAATGCCTTTGGTCATGCCATCGTCCCAAAGGTGGTAAATGGTAGGGTTGCCTCGATAAACAAGGGGTGCTAAAGACACAACGCAGTCACCTAAGTCGCCGCTGCTGGATACCACCACGGAGGGCAAATCAATGTTCACTTTGATTGGCTTTACTGCATCCTCAACGGACAGGTAATTGCCATCATACTTATGTTCCACAAAGTTCCACGCCACGGTATCCGCAAAGACTTCCTCGGTGCAATGGATTCCCGTGATGCCAATGTGCTTAGACCTTGAGGCTGTTGGAACGATGCAATGCAAATCGTTCTTTGGCATGACTCGAAGCTGGATATTCCAGTCCCAGCCTGCGGGAGATTCGTCCTCTTTGCCGCTGGAATAGTCAAAGTCCCAAGTGTCTTTGAGATATTTGTTCCACACATGGGGCCATGTTCCCCAGATGTTGCCTGTGAACTCGGTGACTCGATGCCATGTCGCGGGATTCTTGTTGGCTTTATCGCCTACCCACTTAGCGCAGATCGCCATTGTTTTCTCGTCGCCATGCAGGTTCCAACGGCTTGTTCCCCAAAGAAAGTCGAGGATGTCTGGCGAAACAAGAAAGTCGTCCTCGCCAAGAATAGTGAAGATTGCGCCCTCAATGCGGAAGCAGTGGTCAAACAAATGCCAAGGATTGCGTAGGACGCCTAGCTTTTCCTTGTTGAAATGCTTGATGACAGGAACCGGCGACTTGGCTGCAAACTCGTCAATGACAGCTACGCATTCATGCCTCTTGTCCGTAGGCTCAATAAAGAAGTGAACCGATGACAAAAGCGACAAGTTGGTTTTAAGCCAGCTATCCAGCGTAGGTTTGAGATACTGCGGACGATCAGCGCAAGTGAAGGCCAGAATAGTCTGGCTTTGCAAGCGTCCCAAAGTTGTAGCCCCATGCTCATAGCGTTCCTTGGAGTTCGACTTGCGAGCCACATCATCTTCTTCGCCATAACCTTGTGAGGGGTTAGCGTGAAGAAAGCCAAGGTCAACCTTACCTCCCTTTGTGGCATCTACATAGCCCCATCGTTATGCAACTTCAGTGAACCAGTTGTCGCAATAGACCGACTTGAAAGACGGGTGCCACAAGTAGCCCATCGCTTCATAGAAACGCTTAGACACGATGGGATGGCAAATCAGTTCGTCCTTGCGATGCTTGTCGCCAACATGCAGGATGTCTGCCCCATTGCTCATGTAGGACTCGATGATCTGGTCCCAAGCATGAGCGGGTTGCCAGTCATCATCTAAAGCAACCAGCACATCGCCAGTCGCTTCTTCAGCAGCTTTGTTCCATGCCGCTACAACGGTGTTTTCGTTGGAGATTACCGCATCAGGAAACGCAGCTTTGCCAGCTTCGTCATCATGGTCAACGCAGGTGATGATTTCAATGTTGGCTGAGTTGTCCGCACGTCCAAGCCATAGCTGTTGACATTTCTTAGCGGCTTCAGGACGACGGGTTGCGTGCAGGAGACTGATTTTCATATTTGATTCGCCCACCCACCACCAAATGTGATGAGTCGGCTTTGAGGTAAGGTGGATTGAGTAGGTTTCTGAGTCAAGAAGCTCAAGCTAAATTCGCTGTTGCCGGAGCGTTGTCGAAGCACGACTGCGGCTTTTTCGTTTGAAGAAAGGTTGTGTCGAACACGCGCAACGTGCAGGCACATGAGGGCTGCATCAGCCAAGTCTGGGGATTTCTTGGTTCGCAATCTCATGTCTTTCTTGGACTCGATTTGAACCACGCCAGCCTTTTCCTGATACGTTCGTGAAACCAATTCGGCCACCACGTCTGGTTTCAACCCTTTAAGCTGCCCTGTGCGGACAAGCTCTCGACCCACATACCAAAGCTCGGATGCCATGTTGAAGAAGCGGTCACACCCTTTGCGATTATCGTTTCGAGAAACTGGCATATCCGAGCCTCTGCCGGAGAACTTGATGTTAATGAAGCCAAGGCCAATCTCGCGTGCAATCAACGCTCCAAACGGTTCACCACCACCCGTTGCGTCAATGGCAAAGTTTCGCACATCTACTTTATGCTCTCGCAGCTTTTCTTTGGTGAGTTGAACCACCCACTCAACTTTGGAAATACTTTTGTTCGTGATGTCTTCGTCCAACACATACAGGTGGGTAAGCTCAAACACTTTCTGTTTCGTTTGAGTGTCCACATTGACAGCGATGCCTGACTTTCCAATAGCCAAAGCAGCACGGTCACCTCCATGCACGAAGCCGGGGTCAAGCGCAGCAACAATGACTGGAGGCTCAACCCATGTGGCGCAAGGACGATCAGCCCCATACTTCACAATCTCCGTCTCGGTGTAGATCGAATCAAGGTCGCCAGCAGGACTCCAAAAACCGCGAATCTGCTCGTAGTAGCCCTTCGTTTTGGTTCCAATCGGACCAATCTGTTGCAGCTTTTCAAGGGTAAGAAGCCCCTTCCAGCGTTCCTCACCAAGAACCACGTTTGGCGATTTCTCACCGTCAAATCGGATACAATACCCCTTGAGGCCAAAAGGCTCAATCTCGGTTTCCCATTCGTCATCGTCCTCGGTGATGGTCGCCCATCCTCCTTTGGGACGGGAAATGATGCCACCGGGATCATAAAACGAGTTCGGGTTGAATGCCCCTGCCAACTTGCACTGCTTGTTAGCCGTAAGGTTGTTCAGCACCGTGTTGAGAAGCGAATGCTTGAGTGTGGCGAACTCATCACCCATCACAATCATTCGTTCGGCCTTCGTGCCTTGCAGCTTGTCAGCAGACTCTTTCTCGGAGGAACTTTCGGATGCCAGAAGGACGATGCCTCTCGTTTCACTCTTGACTCCATCATGCTCAAATCGAATACGGTTCTGCGAATCCACCAGCTTCCCCGGCATGAAGTTGGAGCCAAAATATTTCTCCAGATGAATCCAGATGAGTTTGATCTTCCCCCATACCTTGTCTTTGGCTGCTGCTACCGTAGTGGAAGTTACTATGACCTTAGTATCTTTTGGGAATAGGAAGAACCACATTGCACCTATGAGGGCTAGGGTTTCGGTCTTAGAACTCGATTTGTGACCCGCTATTGCAAGTATGTTGTGCTTGTAGAAGTTGCCTAGAATCCGCATTGAATTTGGATTCCACTCAAAATAAAAAATCCCCCTTGGATCACCAAACACGATTTTGGTGAAGTTCACAAAATGCTGCGGCCAACTCACCAACTTGTTGCCCGGAATGGCTTTCATTCGGTCATAGCCACGCAAAATGCAAAGCTCCATATACCACTCAGGACAAGGGATAATCTTGCCCTTTGGACCCCAAGGTTTGTTGGGCCAAACACGCCCATATTTGATGGCGCGATTATCTTTGACTGGTTTTGCGGCGACTGCCATTTAACAGAAGGTTATGCGTCAAGGTGAGTTTTGCAAGAGGTTACATTTTGCTAAACGTGCGTTTGGCTGGGTGATACTTCAACTTGATAGCGTTTGTCCATCCAGTAGCACGTTGCTTTTCTACAATTATCTCAACATCGTGCATGGATGCTTTCTGTTCATCGGTGTATTCCCCTTTAGTTTTCTCCATGTTTCTTTGGAGTAAAAGGATGTTGTCAGCCCCATTTACAAGTAAACTGCTACCCTTAACAGCATACATAGATGGCCTAAATCCTTTTGGCGTGACTTGTGGAGGCTTACCAAGATGAGCAACTAAGTGAACATGGCATCCAGTTTGTTTTGCAAAATCTTGTAAAACCTGAACGAACTTACCTTGCGCTGGATAATCTTCTTCAAGCGATTCAATCCGCATAAGTGAATCAATAATAAAATGCTCACAACCATAACGACGATGGGCGAACCACATCATTTCAAGCAAGTCTTTCTCCCCCATCGAACCAATGTGATCCACATAAGCGATATTATCGCCAGCGTGCTTCAAAAAATGTTCAACTGTTTGTGGTGAACAGTTCCCATCGAACATTTTGATGAGGTTGAGAAGCAACTGAGCACATGGCATTTCAAGGCTGGCAACAAACATCTTGTTCATATCGGCCAACAAATTGCACATAAGGAAATTCAAAAAGGTTGTTTTCCCTGCGCTGCTGTATCCGGCGACAATTGTAACCTCACCGGGACGATACCAAAATCCTTCCTGATTTGTTTCCCACGTTGTCACCTTTAGGAAAGGCAACGTGAACGGCTCCGGTTTAGGAAGCATCTCTTGTTCAATCCGTGACTGTAAATCTTTGGCTAAGATTAATTTTTTCAGACTTGGAGTCTTGGCGTTCTTTACCCATTCAGCGGCATCATCCTTCGTATAACCTGCTTTAAGGCAATCATTTGCGTCTTTTTTCGGTGTCGTAATAATCAGACAACGATGCTTACCAAGGCGATTTACCACGGTTTCAGTGAATTTTGCACCGGGACCATCGGCGTCAAAAGCGATGTAAATTGTATCAAAAGCCTCTAGGTTCTCCCATTCGTGCTCAATCCATGACATTCCAGCACCGTTTGGGATGCTTAACGCTGGGAATCCCCATTGATACCAAGTCATTGCGTCAATCTGCCCTTCCGAAATGATGATCTTTCTGTCTCGATAAGACTGTTCTGGAATGGCTTGCCACCCAAAAAGAGATGGAGCGCACTCAGCATCTTGCCAAACCCGTTTATTTGCCCCTAGAGTGCGGTAAGAACGGTTTAGAAGCTCCTTTGAAGGTGAGTAGCTTGGAAACACTATGCAACGCTTCTCAGGGCATCCTAGCACCAAATACGCAGAAATGGCGTTTTCGGTCAGTTTTCTCTCATTTTTGAGAAAGTTCATGGCCTGACCTTCTGGATGAAGATTGCTACTTTTGATTTCTGGAGGTCGGCGGTAATTTTTCCGCTCCATTTTGACAGGATCAACAATGCCAAGAAACTCCTTAACTTGGCGAACAGCTTCCCCTGCTGTGATGTTTTTGGACAAACGCCAAAGATCAATCAAATCTCCTTTATCGGAGTCGGTTGACCAATCGCGCCATTGCCCTGCATAAGCCCCTGTGATGGTAACTTTAAGGCTATCTCCCGGTTTGCCAGTTACATCGCCGCACACCCAATCCCTGCCGCTTTCCAACTTTCCAGCGGGAAGAAGCATTTGAGCCACCTTGAGAGCTTGACCAGCCAAACGAGCCGAGATGTCGGATAAAGTTTGCATCAGAACAGTTCGTCGGAATCAGATTCAAGTTGAGTATCAGGTTCGCTTTCCTGAGAAATGGCAGAACGCTCCTGAATGGATTTCAAAAACCTATCAAGGGTGATTGATTCTTCGGACTGCTCTTGAGAAGTTTCCGTTGAGGGCCAAAAATCAATCGGAAGGCGTTGCTTCTGACTCGGCAAATATCCTTGTGCGACCCAAGCCTTGATGGTCAAACGCCAATCCTTTATTTTGGATTTGCCGTTCATCCAACCATTGCCTTCCCAACGCGACCAAAGGTATTCTGCATCCCTTGGATAAAGTCCATTATCCCGACAGAATTGGTCAATTTCTTGGCGAGTAGCTTTAGCACGATTTGTGCAAAGGGTATCCTTATTCTTGTCTTGTTCCTTTTCTTTATCCTTTTCCTTTTCTTTTTCTTTAGGGGTATCTGATACCCTATCTGTAAAATCTTGATAGGGTATTGATACCCTATCTTTTTGCGAAACTGGATAAACATAAACCTTGCCAACCTGAGTCAATCCATTGGATTCAATGGCATCCAGAATCTTTTCATGGGGTCGGCATGAAGGACTCAGCTTGCCATATTGGAAGCTG